CTTCCACTGCCAAAAGGGTTGGCTTGCTCGGTTGTAAGCTGTTATCAATGCCCAACTTGCGCAATAATCAACTTTCAATCCTTGTCTTCCCGTTAAAGGATCGTATGTGAGGTCACACCACTTTCTTAACGTTTTCAAAACGTACGCGCTTGGGGTTCTATCCATGTTCACCTCAAAGTCTATGGTTATATCCATTGTGGTCTTCTCTGGCTTTGCTCCAGCATACCTTCTTGCTGCCCACTTATAGTACTGAACAACTGGTGACGTTGGGAACGTGTGAGGCTGTAGGCCACTAATCTTTGTGACGTTCTCAAGTGTGAGGTTTGTGTTCTCTTCAGTAGATCCAACACCTGCAGGTAACGCTATCTGTATGGTGAATAGGTTCTGATATAACGGTTCGTATAGTGACTGGGACGCTCTGGAGTTTCTAAAGTGACTCAACCCAAACGTACCTTGTGAATGAAAATTTTCGGCCATGATTTTTATTTATTTTTGTTGTTTTTAATTTAATCTTTTTTGTGATAGTTCATCTGTTCTTTTGTTTCTTATATCTATCTCTATTATCTGTTTGTAAAAATCAACTATCTCTTTATTTGGTAGGTATATTCTAGAATCACTGATACTTAAATAACTATCCTTAAGATCTAATGTTACTATGCTATTATCCATGAATATTATACCTATGTTTTTCTTTTCTATGATTATCCTATCATATCTATCATTTATGAGAAGTTTTACAATGTATTCTTTAGCTTTCGTGAACGATTTCAACACTTCTTCACGTTTACCTCGTTTTGATCCGTATGTTTTGAAGTTTTTAAAATCGCCAATCAATCCCTCATTTACTCTTCTTGCTCTCATGATGTTCTATTTTATTATTTTATACTTGTGCAGACCCACCGGTCCCGCTCGATGCAGGGTTGTTCACAGATATCCTTGTGACTATCTTCTGTAGTGCTCCAGTGATCCAGACTCCAACATCTAAGACTCCAATGCCATCGGCTATGATGTCTGGGGTGTTATTTGTCTCATCCATGACAAGGTCATACTTATATATGGCTCCCGCATCTTTTGCTGATTCCAATATAGGGGTCACCGAGTTGATGATGTTCAGTCTTGTCAGTGGGTTATTCAGATCAAACACGTAGTTCTGTAGGATGTCATCGATCTGCAGCTCTATGGTGTTCAGGAACTCTCTAACATGTAGATAGTTATAGTCAGACTTGATGCTTTGAAATGACGTTGCATTTGCATATATCATAACCTGGCCTGTCGTTGGTCTCTCTATGATGGAGTTGTAACCAAACGGTTCTAAGTAATCTCTGTCTGTCTTATCAAGGTTGTACTCTACTCCGGACAGGTTGGGGTTTGACAGTATGCCATTCTTGTTAGCAACTATCGCGTAGGGGTTCCCACCAAGGAACTTTCTAACATATGAGTTGGACACATCGGCAGCTGGTGGTATTGAGACCAACTTGCCATTATCATTATACTTCAGGAATGGACCGAAAACACCGCAATATCTGGAACCCAAATCTTCACTTGGAAGGGTGCATCTGAACGAGCGAGGCATGTCTGGGTTTCCACCTGATGCAATCCACTTCGTGTTGAATATCGGCACCGGGTCCACACCAGGTATGAACGTGTCGCAGAAGTAAGGGTCCTGTGAATTTGAGAACTGTGATATGGAAGGAGCGCTTATGATGGCTGTGGTCTTGCCACGTTGTTTGGCCAAAGATGATAGGTTCGATTTGCCACCAAGGTTTGCTCTCAGACCATATGCCATCGAATCCACGATGTAACGATACTGAATCATGTCTGGGTTTGTTAACCCTCTCAAGATCCCTGGGTCCATCAACATCCCGTATATCTTTTCGAGACCATCCTCTGCACTAGCCTGTCCACTCTCATTGAAACCAGGAAGGTGTTTGTTTGTGAGTGTCAAACCCTTTAAAGGGATGAACTTGTATGTCGATGTGACCGTTGAAACATCTATTGGTTTTTGTACTATTATGTTAGATGGGTTGCTCAGATAATTTGCTATGGGTTCTGCTGTTGTTATCTGATAGTATAGTACAGATGCATCCAAGATGGTCTGTTTTGCTGTGACATATGTCACACCGGGTTGTATGTCTGCACCAGATTTTACAAGGCTACCGATTGTGATCAGTGATTGGCTGCCCGAAGAATCTACTCTGAATATCTTACCGGTTGCATCGAGTGAACTTATGCTCACATCTGTGTGAAAGTCACTCTGTAGTATGGAGATATCGTAGCTCAAGAATCTCTTCTGGATGCTGGCTGAAGAAGAATCTCCATAGTCTGATAGGTTGTGACCAACAAGGTCTAATTGGTATAATGCTGCATTGATTGAGGACCCGTCACCAAGTTCCCATTGTTTCTGAATATCATCATACACCAATTGGTCAAGTGCCTGTTGGTTTATGTTGCAAAAGACGCCAGTGAGAGCCACTGAGCCATTGACCATGTCCTCTATGTATTGGCTCGCGCCTGTCTGATCATGAAAATCTGGGATGACACACCCAGTCCAGGAACCAACGAGGTTCACTGTGGGTGAATTGATGAAGTTATTCATCTGGTCCACCTTGATACCATCGATATCAAAGAACTGTGACCAGTACGGGTCGCTAGATAAAATCTTATAGTTTGTCCATTCACCTTCAACTGCTATGATCTGCACAAAGAAATCCTGCATGAGATCATATGGACGTATCCATTGGTATGGTATGTTAGATATGCTCCCATACCAATCAAGTGCAAATATAGAATATTGTTGTAGACCAACGGCCTTTCTGACAATGAATGAATATTTCTTTGTTGATAGGTTAGCTAACTGGAAGAATGGGGCGTTGATGGCGCTAGAAACGCTTGCCTTATTGATTGCCACACCCAAAAGATATTCTGGGTCTGGTTTCCAGAACCTTTCTCTATTGAAGAAATTGATGTATAGATCTGACTTTATGGCAGAAGATGCATCGGGCGTTAGGGCACCGGTGATTGCTCCGTTATAGGTACTCGTATCAACCGATAGAGATATCATGTTCACTGTGTCAAGGTTAGTAACACCCGGCACATCATTGACCTTTAAAAGATTGAGTGCAAACACAGGAGAAGATAACAAACAAGTCTGAATGGATCTTTGAAAGAAAGAACCTTTTCTTTCTAACTTTGTGTCTATTAGACCGTAGAAGTTTGATAGGTCACGTGTGTTGCTTATGAAGACAGGGGCATTGTATGGACCTTGACCAGAAAAACCTGGCACCAATCTAAGTGATTGGGTGGTCACGGTTATTCTTTCAGAGTTATCTATTTCAATGAAATATACGCCAGCACTTTTAAACTGCGAAAGATTCAAGGAGAGTTGTTGAGCCATTTTAAAGTTTTATTTTATTTATATATTAGAATTAAAATTGATAAAAAGTACATTTTTATGGAGAAACATTTTTTTATATGGAAAATTATGTTTACATTTGTATTTTATTATAAATTTAAATATGAAAATTATGAAAAATTTAATCTATCTTTTATTATTAATGGTATCAATTACTTCCTACGGTCAAAAATTTGTGGTTACACCTAATGGATTGCGGGATGGAAATGATAATGAGAAAACCTTCTTAGTTATAGAAATCAAAGGGTTTGATTCTAAACAATTATATGATAAATCAGTAAAGTTTATTAATGAAAAAATGGCAAACCCTAAAGAATGTATCAAAAGTCAAATCGAAAATGAATATTTGAGATATAATAACAATGTTTCAAATTTTATGTATTATAATAATGGCGGTGCTAAACTTTCAATAGCAGCTAATTTTGCCATCGAATTAAGATTCAAAGATGAAAAAATAAAATATGAAATAATTAACCTAGAAATGATCGAAGATGATATAAGATGTATTAATAATAAAATGCATCAGTCTGTACTTTTTTCAGGAGGAATATTTCAAGGATATGTCATATATAATAAAAAAGGCACTCTTTTTAAAGAAGAAGCTAAACAAGATATAGAAATCTTTTTCAATTCAATAGTAAAAGAATTTATTGATTATATGAAAGGAGAAAATAAAAATAGTAATTGGTGAAACAATATCATAATATTTATGTACATCATAATCTAAAAATCAAACATATGACACAAAATTTTGAAATCACATTGTTATTAAACATCAAAACAAAGACTCTTGTTACTACATACAGTGCATGTATGGTCCCGAGCATTGGGGACAAGATAATCTTGGATGAAAATAAGTTGTTTGTGGTGCAAGAAAGATTGTTGGGCAACAATGATTCTAACAAAATTATACTTTTAGGAGAGATGATATGAAAAGTTACTTATGTGTAAAAGATTATTGTCCAATCATCCATAAGACAAATGGATTGGTGGAACCCACTGATGAACCAGTCATAAGGGTTGGTGATATTCTTAATCAACAAGAACCAAACTCCAACGTATATTCCAGCACCCTGCAAAAAGATATGGCGCTGTATGAATTTACAATTTTGGAATATAATAATAATTTTGTTAAAATCATAAACTTATGATAAAAGAGTTTAAGGGTGAATGTAAGGGTGTTAGGGTGTTTAATAGAAATTTTGACAATCACCTTTGTGTTGAAATATTGACAGATGATCGGGTATCTGTTGGATATTTTTCATCCTGTTGGATAGATGAATTGATTGAACAACTCAAAAAAGCCAAAGAATTTTTAGAAACGCAAAAACCGAACATAAGAAACAATACACCGACTTCTGAAACTCACAAAGAGTAACACATTTTATTTATAACCAAACGTGCTGCTTGGGTTATATCTGGCCTCTTTCTTGTTTGGGTCATTGAATATCTTGTTTAGGTGTTGCATCTCGGCGTTATCGACTTCTTTATATAATGCATTGAACATGCCATCATCGATGTATTGGTTCACTTCACTGTCCATCTTCAATAGTTCCAATATCTTTGTCCTCTGCACACACTCTGGATGGTTCTCAATGAAGTCATACAACAGGTCTTCATATCCATCGCTCTCATACAACCTGCTTATATTCAGGGTGGCCATACAGGTGTCATCATGGCATCCAAGTCCCTTGTAGCTCCCCTTCTTGTCCTTTCCAAACGAAGAGAACTCCCTGACAGTCTCAGTGTCGTTTGGCACTATGGTCCTCTCACCTATTAGTTTCTTTCCCAACTTACAGAAGTGTTCCTTGTCCTTGGTGACTTTAAACCCAGCCTTCTTTGGTGGTGGTTTCTCTCCAGGTATTGGTTTTGTGTGGTATGTGTGCATCACTATGTCATCATAGTACTTATCATTGTTCATACTGAAGTGAGTCAAGAAGTTCTTCCCGTTGAAGTTCATCTCTATGAGTACCCTACACAGATCGGGACAAAACTGGTCAAACACCAGGGTCCTACATACCTTTGCCATGTTGGCATCATCCTTGAGGTTATCTCGATAGATGCCAACCTCTCTGAGTCTGATCATGTTCTTTAGTTGAAGCTCATCAGTCCTTAGTTTTCTTAGGGCTCTTAAACTCTTCAGTTCAATCTTGTATATCTTTGCAACGTTAAAATCTGTGTCTTTCTTTTCGCCCTCCTCTTTCCCCTCGCTGGTGTCTATCGAGAAGACAAAGAAATCTTTGAGTGGATCAAAGTCAGCATCTGGATCAAAATCTGGCCTCCATCTTAGGTTACGATAGAGTTCCTCATCGAGTTTTGTTTTGGATAGTTCCTTGAAAACATACTCCTGTTCTATACGTTTCATGAATGCAAGATGGGATGCTGCAAGAAGGAGTTTGGAGTTTACATTGAACTGCAGTTCATATTCTTGAGCAAACTCCTCTTCACCAAAATCTTTCTTCATCTGGGTTGCCCATGCATCTGAGTGTCCAGGCACTTCCCAATAATCAACACGGTGATTGATAAATGAATTTAAACCTTTTATTGATTTATCCCATAATTCAAAGAATAGATTATTTTGGCCATTCGGTGTTGAAGATATTATACATTGTGATATGAGTGAAGAACTTAGTGTGGGATAAACTGAACGCCAAAAGTCTCTTGCTATGTTGTTTTGTATATGGGCAAATTCATCCATATACAAAACGTGTATTGTAAAACCTATGGAAGCTGTCTTAGTTGTTGCTTGAGATATCAACATACATCCATTATCCAATCGCATTCCTGTTGCACCTATGTTTATTATTCCTGGTTTCAAAAAGAATGGAAGACCCTTAAAAACATCTGTCACCTTAGAGACAATTTCCACTGCTGTACGTTCTTTATTTGCAAGAATGGCTAGATTACGATCAACATGAAAGCAAAGATACCAAGCAAATAGTGCTGTAACAGTTGTGGTTTTAAATGATTGTCTGCTTTGCATAACTATACAATTTCTATTCTTTGGACCAAACTGTTCAAGTTCTTCTATATAATGTTCTTCCGTTAATTTTTTTAATAGTTTTTTTTGATAATTTGTAAGTTTTACAGTTATCCTACCATAGTCTGTCAAAAAACGACAATATTTTTCTACAAAGTATACAATATCCTGTGAACACTTATTGAACTCTTCAACTTCTTCAGAAGTCAATCTATATAATAGATTAGAGTTCTTGAGTTCAATATCTCTTTCATAGAAACATGAGAGATCACATTGGACACCAAGTTTCAATCGTTCTAATGAATCTTTTACTGTGTCGCTTGTCCAAACTGTTGTGAATGACATATATTATGATTATTCCTTATCTTTTACTTCAGACACATCTTCTATTTCTAATATGTCTTTTTGTGTTTTTATCTTTTGCACCGATTTTATTAATTCTTTGGTACCACGAGTTACAATTGACCCATCGCCCGAAGTCAACATGCCTTGAGAATTTTCATGTTGTCCCAAAGCTTCCATTGACATCTCTTTTATGTCTCCTTTGGCCATCTTATAGGTTTCTTTTATTGCTTCTACGGTCTGTATCAACTGTTTATGTAATTCGCCAAGCACTTTACTCATCTGACTGAAGACCTCAAACATTCTGGGATGTACCATCCCAGACTTTATCTGTTCCATGTTCACACGTTGAATGATCTCGTTACATCGTAACTGATAGAGCATCCCTGCAAGTGAGAATGCATCAACCTTCACCTTTTCACTCAAATATGGATTGTTCTCTATCATCTCATCAGATATGATAAATGATATGGATTTCTTGATCAGTTCCTTTGCTTCCTCATCACATTGGAACCTTAGAGCTGTAAAATCAACATCCGTGGTTGGTTCTGACTTGAGTTCAGTTGGTATGTCCTTATCACTAGGTACGTTCTTATCTTGGTTGATTGATGAGTTATTAAGAAGGTTTTCCAGATCGTCACGTTGGTCACGAATTTTCATATTTAAAATTATTAACTATAACTTATATATTAATCACCAATTGTTGAATACACTGAACCCTTAACATCACATAGATTTTCAACATATTCAGGATAGAATGTTTTATCATTATTATAACAATAGAAATCACCATACACGATAGCTGGGCACCCATATAATGAAGTTAAATTATTACCCGCACATGTAAAATAATAATTATAATATAGTGCATTCCCAACTATCCTAGGACAACCTCTCAAAGATGTCAGTTGATTGTTTGCACAACTAAACCAACCAGTTATTTTATTAAATTTTATGTATTCGGGAAATTTGATTAAATTTTTAAGAGACAGATCAACATCATATTTAACATCTATGGTTAGATCATCTTTAATAGTATAATTTTTAACACCCATCTCATCCAACCAGTCTTTGATAAGCTGTGTTTTTCCTATACCCATGGTGGATAAGGGATTTTTATTAACCCTCTCAAAGTTCATCTCATTAAGGCTCTCGTGTACTAATCTTCTATACATACTGATGATCTTATTTGGCCTGGTTCAAAGACTAAAAATAATTTATGAAGACCTCCATGGGCATAAAAACCTCTTTCCATTATGATCCCATCATATCC